TTGTACTTGATGTTTTTAAAATACCTCTATTAGACCGTAAAGAGGTACACGTCGCCAGAAATTGTTGCCACAACGAAGTTGTGGGTCTTAGAAATAGGTATCTGAAAGGTACAGAACACACAGGTTGCACTTATGACGTTGAGCATGTTGAAAGACTGTTAGACGAATTGTGCGACTTGTTACGACCACACATTGGTCCAATACCAACATTAGAGGAGTTCTGTAGTATGAAGAAAGGAAAGCTTAGGAAGAGATATGATGATGCTGTTAAGAAAGTATTGTATAGAGGGTTCAGGATGGAAAAAGACTGTGATATAACAGGATTTGTGAAGAATGAAAAGATGAATGAACACAAGCCGCCCAGAATGATAATGGGCAGGAACCCTATATTCAATTTGATATATGGTAGGTACACTACCATGTTGGAGGGAGCACTTAAAAATTTACCACAAATAGCCAAAGGTAAGAATTTATTGGAGAGGGGAGAGGCCTTTTCAAAATTGATTGGTGAGTGGTTTGTTGAAAGTGATTTCTCAAAATTTGAGTCTACACAGCAGATGATGCTCCTGGTGCATATCGAGCTAGGAGTTTGGAGGAGGTTGTTGAAAGTTGATGAGTTCCATATAGTCGAAAGATTGTTTTGGTTGAAAATGGTTAAGCAGGGGCACTGTACACATGGTGTCAAGTTTTGTTTTTTGTTCTGCCGTGGTAGTGGTGATATGGACACAGGTCTATTCAACACCATAATCAATTGGGTAGCAACGAGGTATTTTGAAGATGTTAATGGTATGTTTAAAGGTCAGTTTTTAGTGGATGGCGATGATAACGTCATGAAAGGACCTATAGGCAAATTAGATTATATAGATACATTTTCAGAGTTTGGTTTAGAAGCCAAGTTTCTCGTTAGAACAAATTACCACGACGTTGAATTCTGCTCATCAAAATTCATTAAGTACAACAAGCAAGGTGATATGATGCAAGTGCAAAACCTTAACAAAGTTTTGAATAATGTAGGTTACATGACAAATGTCGAATTTGAAAACTGCGTAGGTGAGTATTATTACTCACTAGGGTTCATGTATGAAAAGTTGTATTGCAATCTCCCAGTATATAAAGAGTTAGCTAAGTTTATGCGTAGGATTACCAGTAGGAGTACCCACATAGCCGTAGAGCTGTTGAAGAATGTCAACCCAGCTTATGTTGACATATTAAAGGCAAACACAAACGAGTTCGAGTGTGATCCGGAATTCGTATTAAGCGAGTATTTCTTAGGTTTTAACCTAACACC